GTTTCCCAGTCACGATCTTGTGTAGTAGTAGCGTGTAAAACTTCTTTGCCCACACCCACGTTTGCTGCACCTGTAGTGTTTGACGTTAAAGCACTAAGACCAACAGCTACGTTACCACTTGCTGTGGTATTGGCATCTAAAGCATTTGAGCCAACAGCCACGTTTGAAGCACCTGTAGTGTTTGCACCTAACGCAGCAGCACCTACCGCAGTATTGTTTGAGCCTGTGGTATTAGCGTCTAATGCTTGATTACCTATAGCTGTTAGTCCAGTGCCTGTAGTAGATACTAAAAGAGCGTTGTAACCAACTGCTGTATTGTAACTTCCAGCATAAGAAGCTGAACCCATTGTATCTGTACCAACAGCAGTATTACCATTAACAGTTGTACCACCATCTAAAGCACCATGTCCTACAACAGTATTTTCATCACCAGTAGTTATTGAATCACCTGCTTCTGAACCTACTGCTGTATTAGAATGTCCATCTGTGTTTGCTGTCAAAGCATTCATTCCGATTGCGGTATTGTTATCTGCGGTAGTGTTTGCTTTTAAAGAGTTCCTACCAAGTGCTGTATTATTAGAACCTGTAGTGTTAGTCTCTAAAGAATTTGACCCTACCGTAACATTACTACTTCCTGTAGTGTTTGCTAGTGAGGACCTATAACCAACTGCTGTATTAAAATTAGCAGTAGTATTTGCATCTAATGCTTCAGAACCAACTGCTGTATTTGCTCCTCCTGTAGTGTTCGATGTAAGTGATTCAAATCCAACTGCTACATTTGCATTTCCTGTTGTATTTGCTGCTAAAGCACTTTTACCTACTGCTACGTGAGAGTTTCCTGTCGTGTTTGCAAATAAAGCAGTAAAGCCAACTGCTGTATTATTAGAAGCTGTTGTATTTGTGGCTAAACAGCTTTCTCCGACCGCAGTATTCTGTGCCCCAGTCGTGTTGGCACCCAGTGCAGATTTACCAACTGCCGTTCCGCTTGACGCTGTAGTGTTTGCAGATAAAGCTGACTTACCAACCGAAACATTGTTATTCCCCGTACTATTTGCATCGCCTGATAGACTACCTATGAATGTGTTGTTAGTGCCTGTAGTGTTTGCTATACCAGCATCATGTCCTACAAAAGTGTTGTCTGTTCCTTCTGTAACTGCTGTACCAGCTTTGTCACCAATCGCTACGTTATCTGTTCCTGTCGTTAGTGAGTCTAGTGCTGTATCTCCCAAAGCCACGTTGCCTGTAGCTGTTGGGTGGTTTCCATCTAGCTTGATTGTTCCGCTGTCTGTAGAGAAGTTACCAGCGTTTGTTATGCCGTCTGTTGTAGTCGCTCCATCAACGTCTAAATCTCCACCTATAGCTACATCATCTGTAACTGTTAAATCGTCTTGTACTTTTAGGTCAACAGCAGAAATACTAGCTAGTGCATCTACCATAGCACCGCCAGAACCTGCACCATCAGAATAAATAATTTTAGTATCGCCAGCAGGTATCGTTATGCTTGCACCTGTACCTTGGCTTATAACTAAGTTTTGCGAACCAGTTGTAGCATTTTCTATAAACCATAGTTTTGATACTGTGTTTGGTCCAATAGTCACAGTACAAGCAGAATCTAATGCACCTGTATATTTAAGAAACATTGACCTACCAGGGTCAGTAGAACCATCTGCTATTGTAGTTGTATGCGTATCTGCATTAGTAGTAATAGCTTCTGTGCCAAAACTAAACGCCTCTGCAATCAGACTTAGGTTCGTATTTGTCGTGTCGCCCCAAGTTCCTGACGCATCACCTGTCGCCATTTCATTGAGTCTTAAATCGTTTACGTATGAGCTTGCCATAGTTTATATCTCCGCTTTGATAATCTTACTTTTTATTGAATAGTTAAGCAACTTCTTCCCACCCTGGATTTTGTGTATCTGTGACGTTTGTCCAACTTGGATCTTGTGCGTCATCCACTTTTCCCCAGACTAAAAGTTGACTTACGTTTCCTGTAGCTTCAACTCCTGTTGGAACTACGATCGCTTGTGCATTTATTGTTAAAGTGCCTACAGCTATAGTTGCTGCTACCCCTGTTATAGAAACAATGTTTTCTGTAAATGTAGTTACACTTCCTAAAGCACTTGTAGCTGAAACCCCTGTACAAGCTACGTTTGCATCACAAGTTACTGTTTCTTCGCCTAAACTTATAGTAGAAGCTGTTCCAGATACCCCTGTAATTGCAGCTCCCGCAGTAATTACATTACCTAACGCAGTTGTGCCTACTAGACCTGTTACTGCTTGATTAGCAGCACCTGTAGGAGTTAAAGAACTAATTCCTCCCGTACCAGCTAACCCTGTTAAAGCTTGATTAGCCTGTCCTGTCGCCGTTAGCGAACCGAGTCCACTTGTAGAAGACAGACCTGTTACAGCTGTGTTTGCACCTGCAGCAGTTGTTAACGATCCTAATCCACTTGTAGCTGCAACGCCTGTTTCAGTTACATTGGCCTGTCCTGTAGCTGTAAGAGATCCAACCGAACCTGTGCAAGATACGCCTGTTTCAGTTACGTTTGCATCGCAAACTACTGTTTCTGTTCCTAACGCAGAAGTGCCTGCAACACCTGTAAGGCTTACAGTTACATTTACTATTGCAGGCTGACCCCAGGGCCCTTCGCCCCAGCCAGCCCGCCCCCATCCGACAGACACTTGTTACTAAGCTATTCTTATTACTGCTGCGCTTGAACTTGCTGCTGGAAATTGAATAGTAAAACTTCCTGCAGTTGATGTTTTATCTCCACCAAAATCAAACACGGCTACGGCAGGATCACCTGATGCTGTATCGTTGTAAATCATACAACCTCTCGCAGTAATCGTTGCTGTTCCAAATGTAAGATCATTAAAATCTGTGAACGCTGTAGTTCCAGATGATGTTGGATTAACATTAGTTAACGCTGCTCCACCCGATGTGTAATTAGTTCCACTAGCTTGGTTTGTAGTTGTAAACGCCGTGGTGGCTGCACTCATAGTTGCAGAGCTTGTGTATAACGCCAGCTTAAAAGTATTCCCACCCGAAGCAAGAAAGTTATGTTTTGCTTCCAATAGTTCTTTTTTAAAGCTAGTGCACATTGCTTGTGTTATAGCCATTATAGTCTCCTAATAATATTAGCTAGGTCTTTTTGACCTTGTTTTTCTAATTCATTACATATTGTACAAACGTGGTTTTTTACAGCCTCGCGCATATAATAAGTAATAACCTGTTTGCATACTTCTTTAAAAGCATGTGCTTGTGCCCTAATGGGTGCAGGGGCCTTGTCGCTAATGGAAACTAATCTATTAGTAGCCATTTCTGCAACTTCTTCTACAGTGTGCCCTCTGTTGTTCGTTGTAGTAACATTAAGATTACCAACTTCTGTTTCTGAATCAAGTGAAAACATTAATATTCCTCTGGTTCTGGTGGTAGATCATTTCTATCTATCATACCTATAAACTGTTGTTCCTCTTTTATTATATCAGACCATTTACAAACGCCCATCTTACCGTTGTCCATATAAGTAATAACAGGATCTTCTAGTCTGTGATAGCCGTATAGTTTTTCTTTTGTAGGAATGTCTGTTTCAAGAAGATTAGATCTCGGTGCGACAGAAACTTCTATATTATTTTCCATGCATTTAGCTAACCAAAACTCACAACAAGCTTTGCCTGACTCTGCAAAGTGCATATTCGTTTTGTACGTAAAATCTACCCCAAACACTGTTAAATGACTTACCTTACTCCACAAAGCAAATGCTATGGCATAAGCTACTGTATTATTAAAATATGCACATCCTAAGTCTCCTACTAAAGGACCCAAAGGAAACTCCTCTGCAGCTGGAACACGCTTGTCTAATTCACACGTATATATTGGATAGTTTATTTGTGGAAGATACTTCCGCATCACTTGTGTCATGCTGCCTGCATCTTCTGTATCAAAGAACCTAGACATAGGATCTAAAATGAAAGCTCTGTCTATTTCTGGAAGAACGCTTATCATGGCATTTATAGCCCATACTTCATCAAAAACTAAACTATGTGTCCTGGATAAATGGTAATCTATTTGACTTTGACCCATAGCTACAAGAGCGATGTTTTTACCTTCCAACTCTGGAAGAGGTTGTTCCAACATTAGGTAATAGGAATACGAACTTGGTCGTACCTGTACTGACTCTGTGTTCCTGCTCCCTCTGCAGTATTTTTTAATCTAGCTAATGCACCCTCAAATCTCTGTCATAGGTAGCTATTTCTGCAGGATCCATTTTTAAAAATATAGCTGCTTCGGTTAAACATGCGTACAACAAAGCTATAGGTGCATTTTCAGAAATCCATGTTTGCCCGCTATCGCCAGCTGCAGTTAAAGAAGCTGGCCTATAAAAGTAATGAAGTTCAAATGTGTAATTGCTATTAGGGGTAGGTGCAAGGATAAAAGTATCGCTATCAAATTCTGCATAATATTTTGGTCTTCCTGTTACAGAGCCTGTTGTGGTCGGCTTGTACGCTCTCATAAAACTAACTTGTTTTAAATTAAGGTAGTGATATGTACTACTGTCAATTACAGCTAAACTGAAAGGAGCTAAAAAATCTGTTGGCATTCCTAGATAGGGTGTATCTGCTGTAGCTGTTCCAGTGACGTTCTTTTTAAAATTATCTAACCAGACTCCTTTTAAAATTCTTTCTTCACCTTGTTCAATAATAGTATTTAAGGTGTTAACAAAAGTTGTTTCGGAGCTATCCACATAATTCTGTATGGTTGTTTTTAATGAGCTGTATGTAAATCCTGCCATTATACTGGTCCTGCTGTTACTGTATCCCCACCACCTGTCACATCACCTGTGGTGGCTGTTCCTGTAGATGTAAATTTATATTCGTTTGCATCTACTACAGTTATTGTATATCCACTTGCTGCTTCAAGTACAGTAGTAGTAACACCATCGACAGCTTCCGTAGATCTAAATCTTACTGTGTCTCCTGTAGTTCTTCCATGTTTAAATTCTGTGACGGATATAACTGTATTCGCTCCTGAACTACCTGTTCTAAAAGGATTCAAAGGTAACAGCGTTTGTGCAGGTCCAACGGTGCAGTCTATTCCGCCTCCTCTAGCTCCTGCTGTTCCTGTTCCAGAACTAGCTGTAAACGTGTATGTATTGTTATTGTAGTTAAGAATATCTGTGGTGGTATTAGCTGTAACGATTATAGCGTACCCGTCGGGATCTTCTATAACGCTGGTTGTAAATCCATCAAACGCATCTACATTTCTAAATCGAACTTTGTCTCCTGTAGTCCTGCCATGGTTATCTTCAAACACAGTTATGACTGCGCTGCCTTGTGTAGTAAGAAATGGATTGTTTACAAGAAGACTTTGAGCAGATGGTTCTGTTCTATCTGGTCTTGGATTCAATAATGCTTGAGGATCTGCTCCTACAGGGGGAGCTTCTAGTTGAGGCTGCTTAGGATCGAAACACTCTGGGCAAGTTTTAAAACCGTCCCATTGTTCTTGTAACTGGTGTAAACGGTACCTTTGTCCACAAGTGTCACAAATTCCATAAGCTCGTTTACCAGAAGCAAAAGCCATTTTGTTTTAATCGTCGAAACCTTGTCTTCTTATTAAAGAACCAATGCCTTCTAGATCAATATCTGTTTTTGTACTTGCGGTCATTTGTTCTATCAAAGAATTAACTCTATCAAGCTCCGCCTGCAGTTCTTCTCTTCTTCTCATTAAATCTCCTAAACCCAATTGCTGTGTCATTGGATCTACTGGTGTCGTTGGTAGGCTTGGCCTTACTGGCATCGGTGTAGGGGGAGATACGATTGGCATCACTGGCATCGGTGCAGGAGAAGCCACAGGTCCAGTCGTAGGCACTGTTGGTGGCATCGGTCTGTCTGGTCTCATAAAATTCATAATTTGCTCCTATATTATCATTCTTGGAGGTAAGAACTTAGAGCTTACAGAATCTATATCTTCGCTCGCTGCTCTATCCCATTCCTCGTCATAGACTGATTTTAATAACTGTATCCTATCTGGAGCCCTTTTCATAGCAATATAATAGGCAAGACCTGCTGTTAAACAAGGCAAAAATCTAAAAGTTATCTCCATGTTATTTGTATAGTCTCCTGCATCTTGTATTCTTGTTAAAGCGTAATACTTAATTACATCTGTAGAATTTTCTGGTGTGGGGTACAAATAGACTTTTGGAGTTATGTGTCTTTCTAAAAAGAATTGAGTAGGCTTAGCTTGATCCGTTTTGTTCGGTGTGTATAAATAATCAGACCTACTCAATCTAGACATTTGAAAATCTGTGCCATCACGCGTAATAACAGCGGAAGTAATATCTACTATATCTGTCCCTAGACTATATTCGTCAGTTCCTTTTGTAACAGTAAAAGTGTTCTCTGTTATCAGCCATTGGTTTAGGCCTCTGTTTGCCCATTCAGCGATCATTATATTTAATGAACGTTTTGCTGTTTCTAGATCATATCCTGTACGTAACTCAAGACCGCATCTTTCGTATGCTTCTTCTATAAGTTCATCTACACTAAGATCAAATGAAGTTGTTCCTGATGTTGCCATTATTCTTCCTCTGCGTATAGATTATCAAATATTCTATTAACATCCAACGTATAATCTAAATCAGACTTAGAATAATGTATGTGAGCTGACGGTTTAAAATCAGGTGCTCCTTGTCCCGTCTCAAACCAAGCTGGATGTGTAACCCTGACACGGTTGTTTGGTAGTGCAACAATGTTACCCGTCCATTCACCAGCGTCTAATAATTCCATGACATGACTTTGTTTATGTTGCGCAGGATCATCTGCTATTTCATTTTCTGCATAGTCTACTGTAAATAAATATTTAGCTGGGTACATTTCTCCACCTATCTTAGCTAACCAAGGACACGGCGTAGCTCTATCTATAACATAAACTGCATGATTGTGAGACGAACAGTCCCAAGGCTGAGCATCGTGTACAGCCATAGGTTTTGGCCATTCAGTAAACGGTGTATCTCCCACTAATGCAGTAATAGGCATTCTGGCCCACATTGCACCACCGTACACATTTTCCATTCCTTGCTCTTCTTGTTCTTCTGAAAGAACTCCTGTAAAAATAACTTGAAAGCTAAGACATCTGCAAGGCATGGTAGTTACACCAACCACCATGGCGTGTAAAAATTCGCCATGGTATTTTTCGTGATTGTGGGTGTACTCTCGCCTTACCCAACACTTGAAATGCGGTATATTGCTATGTAAATAAGCCACTATCTATTGTGCCTTATACTTTTCCGCCTTTTTTCATGCCTTTGGTTTTCATGCCGACTTTTCCACCCATCTTGTATCCTTTGGTTTTCATGCCGACTTTTCCACCCATCTTGTATCCTTTGGTTTTCATTTTACCGCCAGAAACTTTACCGCCCATTATGATCGTGACTGGGAAA